CTATTACCTCTCGCCAGGAGAGGTGCCATCGTCTCGATCACAAAAGTCGAGATCAGTAACCTTAAGGCTACCAGCTTGCGTCCCCGTAAATCCACTCCTGGTGGGGGTTCGCACGTTGCGTGTTCTTGCCGGTTGATAGAACACCGCAACAAGGAGATAATCTCCCATGGGCTCAAGCTTGTTCGGTTGAGGTTCGCGCTTCCTAGCGGCGAACTACCGGACTTGGCCGTGGGAGAGTTAAATAAGTATCTCCTTTTCTCGTTGGGCGGAGGAAGCCGCCCTTCTTGTCCTTTCCCTAGGACCCAGCGTGGCTGGGACCCCCAGGGTTTCCCTCTCCTCGCTCGTTTGGGCCGGAGGCAGAGATGGGAGCTAGCGCAATCTTGCGCCTCCATCAAGCGATCTCTGATCGCTAACTGCGTCCGGTGCACACCTTCCTCCTGGGAACGGTGGGCATCCCGCGCGTGCGTGGAACCTGATCCTCCTGTCTCCGAGGAGTACATCCGTTTCGCCAGGACTCAGTCCCGGCGCATCTTCCGTCTTGGGTGGGACAGATCTTACGAGTCGTTTTGCGATTCGTTCTGTCCCAAGGCTTCCATGCGTGCCGAACGCGTGCGGGCGGATCTCTGGTGGTCGAGTAATGTCGGCCATCGGAGATTCCAGCTCGCCGTTCGCCGCGGGGTCGCCCCGTTTGACCTTGACTGGAGATTCCGTTACAAGGATGTACCCTCGGTTGGGAAGGTACGGCCGATGGGGATTCCAACTTTTAGCTGGGATCTCCTGGGGCCGCTTCACAAAACTATGTACCAGTACATAGCGAGTAAGGAGTGGCTCTGCGTCGGCCCGCCGACTGAAAAAAAGATAGGACGCGTCTGCAAGTACCCGCTGCAGACGTCGGTAGATTTGGTGTCAGCGACTGATGGTCTTTCGATCCCGGTTGCCGATGCGATCCTCGGGGTCGCGCTTGCCAAATCTACTAGGGTTCCAGGTGCCGTCAAAGCATGGGCGGCCGAGTCTCTGTATCCTTCGATACGGGGTCGGCAGGTCGTCCATGGCCAGATGATGGGTTGCTACCTTTCCTTTCCTCTTCTCTGTCTCCAATCCTACATTGCCGCTCTGTGGGCGGCCCGTGGGCAGCGCGCTAACTTTCTTGTTAACGGCGATGATACCTTGGTGTCATCGCAGGGTCCCCTCGGGTCGTACCCTCCTGGCTTTGAGATCAATGTAGACAAGACCGTAGTTTCTGAAAGAGTTGCTGAGCTCAACTCTACCACGTTCTTGAGAGAGGGGAAGAGATGGAGGGAGGTGCGTCACCTGAGGAGGGGAGGGTTTCTCTCCGACTATGCGGGCATGTTACATGCCGCGGCAGTCTGCTCAAAGGCCGGTGGTCTTTGGGTGAGCTCGCTGCTTCGGTCCCGCATAGGTCGTCGATGGAGGTTTCTGCCCAGCCAGCTGGGACTCCCGCTGTCTAACCATGATGCGTGGAGGCATCAGGTCGCTATGGAGAGGGAGGGTCGGTTTCATACCGATCTTCCCTCTCCGCCCTCTTCTCAGAAGAGGTACGACCTTCTGCCGTCCGACCAGGTCAGCGAGGACGAGCAGATCGCTTTTCGGATCGATCTGTTCGATGGAGGACGAGAAGTGAGCGGCGGGTTTTGGAACCCGAACTGGTGGAAGGTCGTCAAGACCTATCCTAAGCGGCGGAAGTTTTGGCGTCTACTCACCCGTGAGTATTCGCCAGGATGGAAGCCCGTTTCCGCCGGAACGAGTTTCTTGTGCGTTCCTAAGTCGTACCAGCCGACTTATCGCGCAAAGCCCGTCACCTTCGTTGAGGAAGGGATTCACTATCTCTGCGGGTCCTGACCGTCGACGGTTCGGGACGCTCAATCCTCGGACAGCTGATTCCGGAGCAAACTACGGAATTCCTCTGTTCGAGCTGGTCTCTAGTGAAAGGGGTAGGGTCTAAGCCCTCAACCTTCCCGTGTTACGGTTTAAGCCGTTATCGGGATAGCCGACCCCTGAGGTGCGGGATGAAGCACAGTGGTGCTCTGCAGTTTACCATGGTTTTGAGGGTTGGTAGTACCTGTGGTGGACGCTACGGTCGGAGTGAAGGAACGGAATCGTGGGTTACTTACCAGGTGTACAGGTGTCCGGGAAACGGGACCCTGGAACTGGAGTGGCCTGCAAGTAAAACCGGGTCCAACAGCCATAACAAAGGCTGCCGGGTTCACGGTCATGTGGCCAGTGCATTCCTGGTGTAGGGATACACACGATTCCATCCACTCGAGCGAAAGCGTGCTATGGTCAATAGCGACAGCCGGGCAACGTGAAAACGTTGACCCGTGTTCGTTAGGAGAAAGGCGTAGTCGGGAAACCGAGCGCATACTTTCCTACCTCCTAGCCTAAAGTAAATGAATGAGTGCCCCTCTGTCGACCAGCGTCTCAGGGCGGGAGGAAGATACTTTGCTCGGGCAGCGGCGGTTCCAGGGGGGTGTTAGGGTCTAAGCCCTTATCCCGTCGTGTTTGGGTCTAAGCCCTTATCGACAAACCTCGACTTGTC